TCAGCGAGGTTTTGAGTGGTGTTTGCAACTGAGAGGGGAAGTGCAATTTGGAACTCGCGCCCACCTGAAAAGTTCTCCGTGAGGTCATAAATAAATGGCTGTGGAGCCACATCTGTATCACTCGTAACAGGCAAGGTAATAGTAAAAGAGCCAGTTGCATCTAAGGTTTTAACAATACTTACTGGCATGATAATAATGTTTTGAGTTGTTTCTTTTAAGATTGTTTGTGGAACAAAAGTTAATGAACCACGAACAGGGTTGCCAATTAAATCAACATAGGTGCCAATAATTGTGGCTGTTGATAGAGATGTTGGCAACGCCACGATTAAACTCCTTGGCGCAAGATATTAACGGTCAAGGTGCTTGATGCAACTACACCGTAAAGTTCTTCTCCAGTTTGAAGGTCTACTGACATGTCTGAACTTGTTCCAAGGGCATAACCGTAACTTGTTGTAGTTACTCCAGCGCCACCGAGATAAACAGTCACGGTTGTTGATGGGTTTTGAACAGAAACGGTCTGACCGTCTTTTCCTGCATAGGTTGAAGAAAGTAGCGTGGCTGTTGTACCAACCGAGACTCTTTCGTGTGCTAACGCCATTAAAACTCCTTAGAGAAAGATAGGGGACGACTCATTGTAGCGAATCGTCCCCTCCTACTTATTCGGCTTCTTTTGCCTTTTTCTTTGTTTCTTTAGGTTTTACTTCTTCATCAACAGGAAGGGCTACAGGTTCATCAACTGGAAGTGCTACAGGCTTTGGAGCCTTAGCATCTTCTTCAATCAACTTGATGTAGCGACCTGAGACAAGATTTCTTGTATGACGCCATCCTGAGACATCAACGATGTCACCAGGATTAAGAGTCTTTCCGTCAGAAACCATTACCTTCAGAATTGTGGCTTTCATATTACGCAGTCATGTCAATCCATACATAGGAGAATGTACGGGCTGTGTCATTGATTGCTGAAGCAGTTGGATTGTAAAGATAGATTGAAACTGTGTCTGCCGCTGATACAGCCGCTCCACAGAAAATCAAATCATCGTTTAGGTCTGCTGGTGGATTAACGATAATGATGTCAGTTGTCTTAGCACCTGTAAGGGTGAAAGTTACTGAACTGCGAGTTGTTGCCGCGATTGAGGCAGGGTCTACTGATGCAGTACCAAAATCTAGTCCGTAAGTTACATCGCCTGTTGAACCAACGATTCCACCTACTGCTACTTCACCGCGAGAGATGCGATTTACTTGAGGCATTTATTTTCCTTTTCTAAAATTAGATTTAGTAAGTAAGAAAGGGAGAGCCAATTAAGACTCCCCCTTTCTGTTAACTTAATTAAGCGACGATTGTGTTCCAGAAATAACCAAGGTCAGACGCAATAACCTTGTTATCGAAAGCCATTTCTGCTTCGATACGGTCTGACTTGATTGATTCCATACGGAACTGTGAAGTACCGATTGTCTGTCCAAGTCCACCTGATACGCCAGTCCATGAGAATGTGTATCCAGCAGAAGGAGTCATTAGTCCTGGGCTTGGAGCAACATGTGTTAGTAAGGCGCCCTTGCCATAAGCAAATGAGTAAGCCTCTGTTGCACCTTCGTTGTTCGTTGCCTTGACTGCCTTTGCAACCATGACGCGAGGAATGTCGAACATTGCTGCCAACATGTCTGTTGTGATTGTCTGTGAAGATGTGTACTTGATACGGTCTACCAAGTCAGGGTGATTCTTCAACTGACGGAATGTTTCGTAGCCAAGAACAAGTGTGTTGGCTTCCATTCCTGTGTTTCCAAGAATCTCGCTCTTTCCCGCTTCAATATCATTGATTGGGTCAGATGAAGTGTAATCACTCCATTGCTTTGTCTGTCCTGATGATGGAACACCAGCAACACCAGTTACATCGTCTGCCCATACGCCTGTTGTGAAGAAATCAGAAACAAACTGAAGTTCCTTACGAAGCATTAGACGGCGAGTAACGAACTCTGTTGCCTCACGAAGAGGATTCAAAGGAGCGTCTGCGTTTGAAGTAGTTTGGTCATCAACATCCTTATGGAAAGCCCATACATCTGCTGAATATGTACCTGTTGAAAGGTTGTAACCTCCACCAGCAGATTCAGTTCCAGGCGCACGGCGTTGAGCCTCGTCGCGGAACCAATCGTTCTTGGTGTAAGTGAAATACTTGTCAGACTTCTTATCCACAGGAATTACTGGGAATACCTTGTCTGCAATGAAGTTGTCCTGATTTTGTAGGTATGCAACTGAGATGTTAGTCAGAATCGCATCAACATGGACGGAGTTAATATGTGGCTGTGGCATGTGTTATTCCCCCTTATGCCGCACGGTGCGGAGTCGCACAGTTAATTACGGCTGTGACGATATTTGCATCGGCAGCAGATTCGGTTAGGAGTGTGCCAACAACATATTTAGTTGTATCTGTACCAGCAACTAAAGCAACTGCTTTACCTGCTGAAGATGTACCAATTTGTGCGCCTTCTGCAATTGCTGCACCAGCGACAATCTTTGTTCCACCAATGACTAGAACTTCTGCTTCTTGTCCTGATGTTGGAGCGTTCTGTAGAACACCGATAACAATGTCAGTCGCGGCTGCTGCTGCTACTGCCTGTCCTGATGAATCTAACTTAACGAATGTGTACTGCTTTGTGGAAAGGTCGGCACCTGCAACGAGGGAGACCTTTACCGAGTAATTACTGATTTCGTATGCCATGGTTTAGGCACCCTTCTCGGATAGGTATTGGCTGTAAAGGTCAGGATTTTTCATTGCTACATCTGAGAGCGCTTGCTCAAAAGACTTTGCAACTCCATCTTGGACAGCAGACTTAGCAAGCGTAGTCATACGCTCATAAGCATTGCCTGATTTGAAGTCCGCAGATTTCCCAATTTCTGCAAAAATTGCTGCTGATTCAGCCTGTGCATTGACAGATGCAAGTAGTTCTTCAACTGACTTTGCAAGGTCTGCGTCTACATTTGATAGACGGCGTAGTGCTGGACCAACTTTTTCTGCATCGAGATTGAGGTTTGCCCAACCCTTTGCCTTTTCAACTGCTTCTGCATCAGCATGAGCATCGCGTTCCTTTTTAAGTTCTGCGGTTGCTTCTTCTGCTTGCTTGCGGAAGTTTTCAATCATTTTGACGACTGACTCAGGTGCGGACTTCATGTAAGTCATTTCTTCGGAGGCTTCCTCATCCATTTTCTTTTTCTTTTTTTCTTCTTCAGACATTTCTTCGTCATCTTCTTTCGACATGACTTTCTTTTTGTCTTTAGAATGAGCCTTGGCTAATTCGATTTCTAATTCAGAAATACGAGCCTTAGCGATGGTGAGTGAATCTTCTACTGATTCGACTTGCTCTTGAACAGCCTCGGTAGTTGTAGTCTCCGACATGGAGTCCTCCTCGGTGAGCGATTCGTCTAATACCCTCTGAACTTCAGATTCTTCGGCAGACTTCATTACAAGCCAGCCTTCGTGTAGATGAGCGGGATGGTCTACCCCGCTAGTTTCCTCAATGGCTAAATTCACCATTTTGCGAGTACGACCAGCCAATTTGACTCCTAACGAAATAGAAAAAGCCCTTTAGCAACGCGCTAAAAAACTAAATCGAGTATAAACATACGAAGAATACCATAAGCGTAATTTGACCCTTTTGTTACTTTATTAAAACCCTCGTTTGGGCTAGAGCCTCGGGCAAGTTTGGACAAATCCACATTGAAAAGGGATTGTCGTTAGCCCAAAAACGCGCTGTCCTGAAATGGAAGTCATCATCGTCCATTTTGCTCCATACAAAAAAGGCTTGGGAGTCATTGGGTAAATCAATTTGAATCCCTGCATAGCCAGGGGGCGTAGTGACCTTGTTAGCCTTGAGATTCATTGAACTCAGAATCTCAATCGTGCTATCAATGATTGTTTTCATCGCTTGTTTCTAGCAGGTGGGCGAAGAATGTCCATGTCATCCATCCACTTTGGGTCATCGGCATTATTGTCGAACTCTCCATCGTTGTCGCTGTCCTCATAACTAATCTTAGGTTTTTTATTCCTATAGTTTTTTGGCTCAGAACTATCTTCACCCTCAGAGTCATCGGTGTCGTACTTACCACCGTGACTTTGTTGGTCGTGAGCGGTGCCTAGATGCTTGGCTAGGCTTAGGCTTTTTTTAGTGTTGAGACCTTATGTCCAACTTTTGTGTCAGTTGGCTTGCCATCGCGGTATAACTGAATCAAAGCGGCTGGGTCATCTTCGGTTCCCTCAATCTCAAAACTTGAATCAGGGACATTGATTTTGCCCTCGCGCACAATGCGGACAATCTTGCCTGTAGCCATACCACCTGATGAATTCCAAGAAACCATGTCACCTGTTGATACAGAAAGAGCCTTTTTCATTGAATAAGCCAAGTCACGCATAGCCTTTTCAATCATTGACTTTGCATAGCCTTTAAGACCTGCAATTCCCTTTTGATTGACCTCTTCTTCAATCATGGCGTACTCATCGTCCTTCATGCTCTTCATAGGACCATTGCGGAGTTCTTTAAGAATTTTCATGTCTTTCATTTGGTTTCCTTTGGCTTCTTTTTCTTCGGATTCATTATTGTATCAACATGTACATCGGTGACAGTTGGGTTGTTCTTTTCCATGTCCACATAAAGTCGCTCTGCTCGTCCACCAATTGAATAGCCAAGGATTTCTCCGTTTTGAATCTTCTCCCATGCCCACTCTTCCCAAATAACTCCGAGAAATACTGTGTTCGCGGGATAAGTATGATTGACCATAATTCCACTTGGGGTTGTAATTGGAACTGTTAGTTCGTATGGGAATGACATAACTTCAACCCATTCACCTGCAACGATGTCGCGATTATGTTGCAATCGAATACGGCGGTCATTGCTTCGGACATAATCCCAAACTGCTCTTTGCAACTCTTCGGCATCTGTCCACTCATTATGGGCATCTAATCTGTCAGGGATATACATGGCTCCAAGGGTGTAGCGCTTATCGCCTTCAGCCTTAGAGACCTCGTAAGAGCCAATAGATTTTGCCATTGTTTCGAAAGCATTAGGGAAGGTTTTTTGAGCCAAGTCGAGAGTAATCTCCTCATAGTTATCATCGCCAAAAACTAGGTACTCAGCAACGGCGTCAGATGGCGTCCAGTTAGGCGCATCCCAGCGCTCTTCAAGTATCTTGTTTGGCTGTACCTCAAAGCGCCATAGAGTATGTGGCTCATTACGGTAAAAGTTTACAAAGTATCGCAATTTATTAAGCCCTCCTCTCATGGGATAGTTTACCAACTGGGGTTGATTTTAGCAACCCTGCTTGTTGCGCTGTCTCAAACTGTTGCAATATGAGTGTTCCGACTCCAAGAACGGTTCCGTAGTTTGCTGGTCGAGGAACTCGCTTGGCTATCCCAACCATCTTGTCCCAAGTGGTCTGTCGCACGGAATCATCTGCGGACTTTCGGTAAACCTCGTAAACATCGTGCAAAGCCTTTTCCTTAATTTGGTATGACTTTGGAGTGTGTACTTGAACTTCAACTTTTATGCCGTCTCGTTCTGCTTTTACATTGACTCCATCATAAGGGTCGCCCGATTGCCAAAAATTCTTAACTCGAACTTTCCATCCAGTTTCTTCAAACGCTGAAACTGTAGATTTCAAAGTATCTGCATAATCATTATCATTAACAGAAATTGTGTAACGGTTAGCATCTGAGATTTCTTCTGCTGCCTTATTTCTATCTCCGCGATAACCCTTCTCTGCATCTTGGTCAATCTTTCTAGCAAGAGAATCCGTTGATTTGATTCGCTTTGATAACCCTTCAAGTTTTGCACCTGACTGGTCGGCAACTGCTTGAACTAATTTTGTAATTGCAGGTTCAGCGGCAACTGCTTTTTCTCTTACTCCGCGAGCAAGAGCAATTGCTTCTCTTGACTGTCCCTGTTCAGGTTCTTTATCCGAAACCATGTTATTTGCCCATGAGCCGTGAGTGCGTTGGTCATGCTCTCCGTGCTTTTCAAGAGGTTCCCATAGGAGTGATTTCTTAGCGGGTGCATCAATTGCTTGACCTTCGAAACCATTATCTTTCGACCACTTTAATGAAATGTCTAATGCTTCTTTTGCTGTTACTGATAGACGATAGACAGGCAACTCAGTTCCAAGATTATCAAAAGCAAAAGCAACCGCGGCTCCCCATGTATGGTGTCCATCAACTACAA